ACAGTCCGTTTTTTTGCACAAGTTTTTGCATAGGGGGTCGCCCTGTGATGGCTTGCGGGTCGCCCTGTGATGGCTTGGGTGGACGGCTGAAGTGAACGGTGCTATTCTTTAACCAAAAGGATTTTGATTTATGAAAATTACAAAACGCAAGGTGACTGAACTTGTTGAAGATGCAAACAATTCACGTGCCCACGATGCACGCAACATTTACGCAATAGAAAAGTCCCTGAAAGAGTTTGGGCAGCAGAAACCAATTGTCATAACTAAAAACAACGAAGTCATTGCGGGGAATGGCACTTTGCTTGCTGCAATCAAGTTGGGTTGGGAAGAAATTGATGTGGTTGTGACCACATTAACCAAAGCAAAGCAAGCAGGGTTCGCAATTGCAGACAATCGTACTGGTGAATTGTCTGCGTGGGACAATGAATTGCTTGCCAATACGTTGGCAGAGTTGGATGATGGTGGGTTTTCAATGGACACGTTGGGCTTTAACAAAGGCGAACTGGAACAATTGTTTTCGTCCTTGGATGATTTGAATGTAGATGCAATAGAAACAAGCCAACACGACAACGGTTTTAAGACAAGCAAACAAGATTATGAATCTTGTGCAATCAAGACAATACAAATGTACTTTGACATTAAGCATTATGCACAAGTGGTTGCAGCGTTGGAACTAGAGAAAAGCAAACGCAACTTGGATTCTTTTACAGAAGTCGTAATTGCATTGTTGGTTGATGCAGGTAATACCATTCCATGAAGCATAGGGAGATTGCAAAAAAAGAAGTAGACACTGCTTCTATGTTGGGAACGTATGCAAGTGTGGAAGATGTAACCGAAATAATCACCGAAGATACGGTGCTAACAATGGAAAATGTGCCTGTGTTAATCTACCTGCGTGACACAGGTTTAGATGTTGAACCTTTACGCAACGCAATAGACAAAGTTAAATGGGTTACTGCACCGAGGGCATCAACTAAACTTGCCATTGCAAACCCAACCAACAGGGTGTTCGGATATCAACCACGTGTGAACATGAGAAACCGTCCATGCAATGTTGCTACGCTTGGACTTGAACAACCAGAAATGCACGAACTGTTATGTGGTTGGACAGAAGCCATTGACAAGTTGTACATGGAACTCGCACCAGTTGCAGCCAAGGTGCACAAGGCAAGAACGGTGGAAAAGATACAGGACAGGTTTCATTTGGCAGACAGCATGTTTACAAGTGGCATAATAAACAAGACCAACCAACTGCCATACCACTTTGATCGTGGCAACTTTGTTGGTGCATGGTCTGCAATGCTTGGCTTAAAGAAATGGATTGAAGGTGGCTTCCTTGTAATACCTGAATACGATTTGGCGTTGGAAATAAGCGATGGCAGCATTAGTTTGTTTGATGGTCAAGCATTCCTGCATGGCGTTACACCCATCAAGAAATTAAATGAACAGGGCGAACGGTACACAATTGTCTGGTACTCATTGCAGAAATTGTGGCTGTGCTTAACCACAGCAGAAGAAGTTGCACACTTCAACAAGTTAGCAGCACGCCAAGCCAACAAGAAGGCAAGCATGATGCAACCCGCAAAAAAAAACAGTCCAGTGAAGTTGTTAAGTTACGCACAGAAGAACAAGATTGAAGATGTAAGGGAACTGGAATACGGAATGGACTTTCGTAGACCTGAACACAGGCGTGAAGTGTTCATGCGGTTCTATGAGTTTCATCTCAAGTACAAAGCCCATGCAGGTGCAGTGTATTATGCGTTGCCATCTTTGTTTGAATACGTTGGTGCTGATAAAGAACAGCAACTTTGGATTCTATATCTTAATGGCTGCACGCAAAACATAATCACAACCTACTTCT